GGCGAGAGGGGAGGCCGACGCAATCGCTTGCGCCTCTGCCAAGTCGAGTTCGTCGCGGGTTTCGGCCACTTCGGAGGCGAACTGCTGTCCGTCCTCGCCTGCCGCTTGCGTCCAGTCATGGCGGGTGCGCAGCCACTCGAAGGTCCAGCGGAAGCCGCGTGCGAAGCGACCGGCAAGGACCGTGGCCTGCATCCAGGCAAGACGACGGCTTTCGCTCGAAGCCATGTAGTCAGAGGCGAGGGTCAGGCCCGCGTCCACAGACTTGACGGCCTTCTGCCCGCTTTCCAGCCGCTTGATGGCGTGTTTGAGTTGTTCGTCAGCCTCGCAGCGCCAGTCGTTGATGACCTTGTGCATCACGCCGCTGATGAAGAAGTCCTTGCACTTGGGCTTGCGAACGCGGTGAACTGCCTGCTCAATGTGAATACCGTCAGTCACGCCGCCCTGGCCAATGAGAAGGTGAACCTCGTCATAGTGGTCTGCGACGTCGTAAGAGACACCCGTGGCCATCGCGTTGTTGTAGACGAGAACATCCACGGTCAGCGCGGCTTGGCTAAGGTCATTCTGGTTGTCGTTGGACAGGTTGCGGACCACGCTCTTGACTGCGAGGTGGGGGAAGCGGTCCTTGACCTCCGCAGCAAACGCAAGGGCCGCCTCACGGCCGGGAATGTAGACAGCGAGCTTCTTGCCTTCGCCCAACTTGCGCAAGATGAGGCCCTTGTGCATGGCGTCAGACGAGACAAGCGTGACTTCTTCGCCCTTCTTGTTCTTGCCCGTCTTGCCCGGAATGTAGACGAAAGAGTGCCGGTGAGGCGCGGTGTGCCACTCCTTCCACTCCGGGGCAAAGAGGTTGTGGCTCTTGGCGTACTCGTTGACGTCGGCCATGAACTTCGCGCAGACCGGCCCGGCGTTGGCGTCTGCGAGCATGACCTTGCCAGCATGGGCAGTAACGTGAATGAGAAGGTTCAGTGTCTCACGGGACTTGTCGCCTTTGAGCATCCCGTAAAGCTGCGAGAGCGAGCTTTCAGCCTCGTCAATCATCAAGTAGGTGTGGTTGAGCGTGTTGATGCTCGCGCCGCCGACCTTCGTGGGGAGTGAGGCGAAGCAGCAAGCGATGGACCCGTGGTTCAGCGTGATGGCCGACTGCGCATCAGCGTGGTCAATGCCAAGGCGGGTGGACAGCACCTTGGCCAAGGCAATCGTCGGGGCCACAGCCAAGACCCGTTCATTCCATGCCGCAGGAGGCGCGTAGGCCGCCTTCTCGCGCTTCATCAACTCTGTCTTGCCGCTGCCCGTCCGGGCCATGTTGAGAAGGCGCCGGGGCGTCGTAGCGGGCCATACGGCGTGGCCGTTGGCGTCAAGGTCAAGCAGACCTTCGGGCTTCGGCGCAGGCTGAGGCGCACGCGGAAGGAGGAACTTTGTCTCGCAAGAGAAGCAGGAGTAGTGCTCTTCGCAAAGCCGCTTGTAGCCCGAACCGTTGCACAGAGGGCACTCGTCAGCACGCTCGCCAACTGCGAGAACGGGGTGCTTCGCAGGGTCATGCCAAGTCGTGCCCCAAGAGCCAATGCCCTTGGGCGGCAAGGTGCCCGTGGCCTTGGCTTCTTTGATGGCCTTCTCCACCTTGGCAGCCTTGACCTTCTTGACCACAGAAGGCGGGTACTTGGCTTCCAGCGCCTCAATCCACGGGGTCAGCGGAGTGACCTCATCATGGCCGCGAAGAAGCCAAATGCTCTTGCCGGTGACGCGGTGGACCGTGCCAGGGACGGGGACAAGGCGAGTGCCGACGTCCTTCGCGCAGGCATCCCACCACCACAGCGGGGCCTCTTGGCCGGTGACGAACCGCTTGATGGCCTCCTTCATGCGCAGCGGGGTCAGGGCGTCGTTGATGCCGCCCTCGTCGTCAGCCAGCCAGTAGATGAGGGCGATGCCCTGCCCGGTGTAGACGACGCGGTTCGGGCGTTCGGGCAGGCCGACGTCGAGGGCTTCGGCGCAGGCGTGGTCAACGAACTCTGCTTCTTCCATCCAAGCAAGGACGTCATGTTCGGAGGCAGCGCGCATGGCCGCCTTGCGCTCATCACGGGTCTCGCCCCACCGCGCACGGGCCTCCTTCGTGTCGAGTTCGTAGGCGTCAACGTCGATGGTCAAGGCCGCGACCTTGGCCAGACTGTCGAAGCGCATGTTGTCGCTGTCAGCGCGGAAGTGGCCGCCAGACGAGAACCACTGCTTGTAGACGTCGCCGGTGGCAGAGTAGTACCGGCCAGTGACTTTCGTTCCGGCAGCGGCTTGCGGGTAAAGAGCCTGAGCGTTAGCAAGAAGGGAGAGCAAGGGTAGCTCCAGAGGGCGGAAGGGGTTGCGACCTTCCGCCCTCACTTTGTCTGGGGGTTGAGGTCTGCCAGGGTCTTGCCCTGCGACCGGGACAGCAGCGTGGCGTTCGTGACGACCATCCACCGACGAACGATGGTGTTGAGGTAGTCGTGAAGCGACACACCATGAAGAAGGGCACCAAGTTGCGCGGTGCGCAGGGCTTCAGCTTCGAGCCTGACGAACCCGGTCTGACGCGGCATGGTTGACCTCCTTGGGGAAGCCTACCTCGCCTCAAACTGGACGTCAAGAGTGGACGGCCAAGTTCATCATCGTCTGTGGTGCTGGGGGTAGGCCCCACCAGGGTAGCCCGTTCGAGAGTGGCCTGCACACGGGAGGGCCAAACCGTCCGCTGATGTGGGTTCTGCGAGAACGCCGTAGTGGTAGTGCTTCTGGTGTGACACGAGAAGCTGTCTCTCTCTATAGAAGCAAGTCGTGTCACAGCGAGAACGCCTACCGCCACGGCGTTCCCAGCGAGTTCAGCCGTCCAGGGAGGCGCCTCGCACTTCTTCGGCATGGCGGGACAGCGGGTAATGGGGTACACTTGACCATATCAGGACCAAGACCCAATAAACCCAGGTTAGAACAGGAGAGCCCGCATGCACTGTCCACGCTGCGGCTCTGACACGGGAGTTCGCAAGAGCTACAAGCCCGAGGCCGTGCGCCACGCCATGCCAGCCAAGACGCTTGGGCGGGACATTGACACCTACATGCAGCGAGCGCGCAAGTGCAAGAACCCGGCATGCGCCAAGACCTACATCACCTATGAGATGAGCGTGGCGTCCTTGCAGGCCCTCTTGGCGGACGTCTCCCAACAGGCAGTCGCTGAACTCTTGGAGGCCACCAAATGAAGCTAAAGAACCGTGCCGAGAAGTGGGGCGACCTGACCCCGCGACAGCAGACCGTGGTCAAATGGATTGTGGACAACAGCAAGGAGCCGCGTGACGCCTTCAACGAGGGCATCGTGGCCGGCAACACGCTGTACGCCGTGTGGACCGTGGTTGAGGTCGAGCGGTGGATGGACCTCTACCGGGACTTCCTGCACACACAGCGCAACGTGGAAGAGCGCGTGGAAGAGGGCGTGCAGTCTCTTGCCGACGAAGCCATCGCCGTCATGCGCGACACCCTGGCCTCCGGGGCAGGCAACCCTACCGCCGTGCGCGCAGCGCAGTGGGTTTTGACGCAAATCATCGAGGCGAAGTCGGCGCGTGAGAATGTAAAGAACGGACCCGCCACGGCTGAGGACGAACTTGCCGCCGTGCTGAGGCTGGTCAAGTGACCTTCATCCCTGGCACAGTCCCTGTGGCCATGCGCCCGGCCGTCGCGCAACTGATTGCGCAGCCTGAGACTTTCGCCCAACTTCACAAGGTCCAGCAGAAGGACAGCAAGAGGCTCATCCCCTTCGACCCTCTGCCCATGCAGACCAAGATCTTCGACGCAGTGAAGGCGGGCCACAAGCGCATCATCATCCTCAAAGCGCGGCAGGTCGCAGCAACGACCGGCGCCAAGATGGTCATGCACTGGCTCGCCTACACCACGCCTCACTCTGCCATGCACGCCATCATCAGCATGCGCGACGACAGCGCGACCATGCTCTTGAATGAAAACCGTCGCTGGCTTGACCACCCGCCTGAGCTTCTTCGCCGGCCCGTGGACCGCTCCCGGTCTGTCATCACCTACTTGGACACACAGGCGTCCATGCAGGCGTTCACGGCGCGCTCTTCGACCGGGCTCCGCTCCTTCCAGCCAGCGGCAGCCATGATCAGTGAAGCCGCCTATGCGCCGGACCTCGAAGAAGTCTTGGCACAGGTAGACGCCGCCGTGGGCGACGGTCTTTTGATTGTAGAAAGCACGGCCGCGAACCCAAACGACTTCTTCTCGTCCCTTGTGCGCGGAGCACCTGAGAACGGCTGGCACCTACTCACGATGTTCTGGCATGAGCACCCGGCCTATGAGGACAAGCCCGGTGTGGACTTCGACCCGGCAGAGTTCGAGCCAACTCTCTTGCCGGATGAACGCGCACTGCAAGAGGTCTACCACCTGTCCTTGGGCCAACTGTTCTGGCGTCGGCGCACGCTCAACCGGCTTGGCAGCGAGCACAAGTTCCGCCGTGAGTACCCCGGCAACATTGACGACTGCTTCTTGGAGCGCCAAGGAGGCTACTTCGAGGATGGCATCTTGGCCGGCGTCACCGTGCTCGAACACCAACTGCACGGCGAACACCACGGCCGGGAGATTGAGAAGCCTCACCCTCACGACCGCTACGTTGTCGGCGTGGACATTGGCGGTGGCGTGGGCGGCGACTACAGCGCCTTGGCCGTCGTCAGCGTGGCCACCATGCAGCCCGTCTACACTGAGCGCAGCAACAAGGTCACGCCGCAGGCATGGGCGCACCGCGCCATCCAAGTAGCCTCCCGCTACAACAACGCCCTGGTCTTGGCTGAGAGCAACAACCACGGCCATGCTTTCTTGCTCGAAATGCAGAACTGCGGGTACAACCAACAGTGGCGCGACCCGGCGACGGGTAAGCCGTGGGTCACAACTTTACAGTCAAAACTGGACGCTTACGCCACGCTGCGGGAGGCCCTGCCCCTCGTCAAGATGATGGACCGGCCGACTTGGCTCGAACTGCGAAGCCTGACCATCCCTCCGGGCAAGGTCGCCCCGGAGGCTCCGAAAGGCGGTTATGATGACGCCGCGATGGCCCTTGCCCTGGCCTACCGCTGCACTCGCGACATTCCGGCCTCTTGGCGCACGCAGGCTTTACAATCAAACAGAACGCGCATTGACGACCTTCTCGCTTCATCCCGCGCACGCCGCATCCGCTCCGCTTCTCTGCCCTTCTGAGGTCCAAGCATGTTGACGCCCGCCCATGTTGCCGAAATCGTGGCACAACACGACCTCTACTGGACAAACCGGCGTGAGGAACTGCGGGAGTACCGCCGCCTCTACATGACTGACTTCTGGGAGAGCCAAGAGGTCACGGTTGAGGGCGTGCTGCGGACTGAGGTGCCGAAGGCATACGCCGTCGTTGAGAGCTACCTCGGCAGTCTTTACAGTAAAAACCCGGCCGTGTTCGTGCAGCCC